CAGCAGCAACATCTTGTCTTGAAGCATCTAAGGCTGCAGATATTTTACCTGCAAGACCATCTTTAAACGATTTTTCAGCGCCTATATTATCTCCTTGAGATAGAGAATCTATCATATCTTTAACATGGTTTGTTTCAGGATTATTATCCTGTGTTTGTTCCTCACTCATCATTTTCTCCTTCTATGTCATTTACTTGCATTCCATCCATTGGATCAGAAATAATTCCATCGTCAACTTCAGTTGCAATCTGACGGTTAATATCTTCAATTTCTTCGTCTGTTTGTCTCAACACATTCTTTCTTAAATATTCTACTGAAAAATATTTACCAACATAAGGTGTAATCTCACTGGCAAGCATTAATCGTTCTCGTAGTATTTCAGCAGTTTTTAATTCAGCAAAGTGTCCATCTTGTAAGAAATCGTATTGCATATGGGACTTAATAGCATCCCAATCTTCTATTGTGATTATACCTTTTAAGACTAATTGTGTTTTCAATAAATCTTGAAATAATCCAGTAAAGCGTTTTCTTAATCTTTGTACAAATTTAGAAAACTTTACTTCGTCTCTTGTAATTTCAGCACTTTTACCAATACTAAAACCTTGATCTTGTTCCATTCTACTTACTGGAACATGAAGTGATCTATAAACTCTCTTCTGGAAGTAATGAACATCATTAATCTCACCAAGATTTTGTCCACCAGGTAAAGTAGCTATCTCTGTACCTCTACCGCCTTCTCTCCTAGGCAGCCAGAAGTCCTCGAGCATTGACATATGTTTTCTGTCATCTCGCATTTCTCCTGTCGAGGCGTCATAGACAAGTTTATTTCTATATCTTGCCATGACATCTTTTAGATATTGTTCTGCCTTAACTTTAGGCAAATTACCAACATCAATATAAAATATTCTTCTTTCAGGCGCCCTTACAATACGATAGATAACTACCGCATCCTCAATCATTCTTAATTGATTGACAGGTTTGATTGCCTTATGTAGATTACTTAATACTACATTTTTATTCTGATCAATTACACCAGAAGTACAGTATGATATAGCGTCTGGCGCTATCTTTATACCCATATTAGAGTTAGGTGAAGTCATACCTTTTTCGTTATAGACATACCATTCTTCTACAGCGGTTGTCATTTCGATACCTTTTGTAGATTTTTTCTTTTGTATTTCTCTAACTTTTCGAATTTTTCTAGGGTCAATGTATCTTAATTCTGTAAGCCCTAACCTAGGATTTTCTGGATCGATTACTTTATGATAATAAACTCTTCCGTCTATGTACCATCTTTTAAAAATGTCGTGACCTTTTTCATCAAACAATAATAGTTTAAGAATTTCGTCAAACTCATCTCTAATTTTACCTTTAATTTTACTTGATAATTGTAAATTATCCATAGATAAAGAAACCGATTGGTCTCTTTCATTTGAAACTATTGCTTCATTTACTATATCATCAATAGCAGTATCAACTTCGGGGTATATTGCAATTTCTCTGTATCGTCTAATTAGTTCTTCTTCATTCTTTGCACCGCCCTCCATATCGAGGTACGATCCAAAGTAACCACCAGCCGATACGGTAGTAGTGCCATCATCAGCTGTAGGGACGGTGAAACTTTGTGGTACTCCACCGTCCTTAGCTTTTTGATTAGCTCGTGTTATTTGAAAACCAAATAATTCAGCCATTTGTATTCCTTTTCATAATTAAGTTCTACTTATATTTATACGATAAATTAAGTAGTAGTATCAGTCTCAAAGTATTGATATCTGAATGTACACTGGAATTCTTCCACAGCATTATTCGTATCATAAGCGACATCTATTGCTGATAAACTAGTCGGGAACATTCCTCGGAATGTATAAGACTTAATTTTAGCACCATTTCTATCTAGTTGATCTATAAAAGCGTCAACTTGATAATCAACGGGATTAGATAATCCTTCGTTATCACTCATATTATTCATACCATTCATCCATCTTTCTAAACCATTTCTGATTAAGAAGTCCGTATCGTTTAGTATGGTTATTGTCCAAGGTTCGAATTCTCTCTCACCTGCGATATACAGATTTCTTCCTCGGAAAGGTACTGCAACTTCTCCCACGGTAGAACCGGGAAGTTGAGCAGCCTTACATAAGAAAGCCATTTGTTGTGTTTCACCACCAACAACTGAATATCCAGGAAAAGGTAATGTTACCTTGAACTGATTGGCTCTTGCACCGCCTCCAGCAAGACGAGATTTAAAGTCATTTATATTAGGCATAGTATTCTCCTCTTTCTAGATTAAGCACCTGCAACTTCAGAAAAGGACACGCCTGATCTAGTTGCAATAAAGTTTAAAGTTATGAAGTTAATTGATCTGTTAGGTTTGATAAAGATATCAGCCCTAAACTCATTACGATCAATAACATCGCCAGTATTATTTGAGTCATCACACACTACTTTAAAGTCTGTTAATCCTCTACGACCTTGTACATCTCTTAAAAAAGGTTCTACAAGATTTCTAAATTGAGCCCTAGTGAATTCGTCATTAAATTCAAATAGTTGAAATTTAGAAGCAGTAGAAATTGCCTTCTCTAATACGATAAACAATCTTCGTACATTGATTCTATCAAAAGCACTTGGTTTTGATAACATAGTTTTGTCACCAAATAGTACAGTACCTTGACCAGGGAATGTTGCGACAGGATTTATTCGTGAACGATATAAAGTGTCTCTTTGAGATTTGTTAGGACTATAAGCAAGTTTAACAGAACCTCTAATTTGACCTCTATTTAGACCAGCAGGTGAGAACCAAGCGTCTGCTACATTATCTGTACGAGCACAAAGTCCAGCAATATCTCCGTTCAAAGGAACGAATCTATATACATCATTGTACTTGTCATACATATATTTGTAACCACTATCTAAAACAGCATAAGAAGTAGAAGAAAGAGCGTCAGCAAATTCTTTAACTTTAGCAGTCTGTTCGATAGCGTCTTGAATACTCACAACATCAGCACGAGCAGGTGAAATAAATGCAACAACATCCCTACGGAATTCTGCAACATCAATTACAGCTGTTGATTTTACGACACCAGTAGCGTCAGAGCCTGTTTGTGAAGGTCCAGTCATTAATAAATTTACATCTACTGTTTCACCGTCTTTAAACAAGTCATAAGCAAGTGCTAACTCACCATTTGTTGGTGTGTTATCATCTGTACCACTCGATAATGAATTAGTATAAAGTGCTGAAGCACTTGATCCCACATTGTCGAATGCTTGTGATTGTTTCACACTACCAGCGTTTGATAATGTTGTTTCGTGATCCATCCAGTAAATATAATCTGAATTGTTATAAATTACATCAGCATAATAGTTAGTCGCCCCTTGGCTACTCTTAGCGTCAGACGCTTGAGATAAACCTTCGAAAGTTTCTAAAATAGTGTCAGCAGCACCAGAGATACCGCCATCTTCATCTATTACGATTATGTGTAATTCGTCATTTGATCCGCCATTATTCGAAACATCAGTAGTAGTTCCAGGAGCAGAAGTGAACTGGTCAAAATATTTCCAGTATCTCTTAACAACAGCGTTGTCAGCAACAGCTTGTTTTAATCCTGTACCACCGCCTTGGGTGTTTCTCTTAATAGTTAAATCGTTTGTACTGATAGCTGTGATCTCATAAAATTCGCCAGATGGTGCTGAAGTAAATACTCCAGAAGCGTCTCCGAATTCTATTAAGTCGCCAACAACAAATTCTGAACCAGTATCAACGGCAATAGTAGTAGCGCCAACGGCGATCCCAGCTGCATTGTTTACTAGAGAAGTTGCGGTAGAAGCATAAGCGTTTGCGTTAGTACACATAGAAACTTTTAAATTGTTTCCGTGTGTGCCAGCAGTTCTTGCTGCCCATGGTCCTACATTGGCTTGACCGCCAGCATAGTTATCAGTATAATGTGTAGTGCTTTTAATTTGCACGGCAGTACCTGAAACACAAGCGTTAACATTACCTGTGTTAGCACGAACCACCTTTAGTGTATTAGCGTACTGTAAAAAGTTAGCAGCAGTGAAGAAATACTCAAAGGTACTTCCATCGGGTTTACCGAATACATCTACTAGTTCTTTTTCTGAAGAAATCTGTGTGATTTCATCAATAGGACCCTTTTCAGATACTATAACCAATCCGCCAATACTTGTTGCGACAGCTGGTATAATATTTGTTAAGTCTGTTTCTTTTACGAGTACACCTGGTGATAATTGAAATGCCATAGTGTTTTCCTTTTAAAATTGTTTATATAACCCTTACTTTTTGTCAACCCTATCAATATTTATAAGTATCAAAAACTAGACTATCTGACGACATCTACAGGATGCCATACATTACCGTAATCATCAGTTTCAGGTTCATGTTCATTTATTCCGTCATCCATAAATCCAAACGGCGCCATATCTTGTTCTAGAGCATTTGCTTGCTCAGCGAAAAGAGCATTACGCATATCGTTATCAGTTAACTCTTTAAAATATGCCTGATTTGCTAACCAAGAGAATATAACTAGACACATAACTAAATCGTCATTACAGCCATCCTCTGCTTCCCAAGATTTACCTCTAGATATAAATGT